GTGGCAGGAGGAGCCAAAGTACACAGACCCCCAGCCGGATGACCTCGAGCGGACAGAAGAGGAACAGCAGCTGGTCACAGCCTACGGGCTGACAGATGGGCAGCTTGCATGGAGGCGCCGATACCTTGCAACCCTGGGGCCGTACAAGTTCCGACGCGAGTACCCTGCCTGCCTTGATGACTGCTTCTTGGGCAGGGAAGGGGGCTACTACGGAGAAGAGGTACTGCAAGACATCCACGTCATTGAGCATGAGCTGCATGGCAGCAAGCATGGGCGAGAGATTGAGCCACCTCACCCGCATGACCGGTATGTCATGGGTGTGGATATTGGGGGCGGTGTAGGAGGCGACTACAGCGCTTTGTGTGTGGTGTCAGTCAGCACCATGCAGCCGGTATACACTGAGCGAAACAACCGCATTACCCCCGCTGCATGGGCACACAGGGCCATTCAGGTGGCGAGCAGGTACAACCAGGCGCTCATGCTTGCTGAGTCAAACAACCATGGGCATGCCTTCTTGCTCGAGGTCAGCCACTGCGGATACCGCGAGCAATGGAGGGCACCAGGCGGTAAGCCTTGGGTGACCACACTGCAGTCAAAGCTGGAGGCCTTCGACACGCTCAGAGAGTCCCTGCAGGTCATTAAGGTCATGGACCGTGTGAGCTGGATGGAGCTGCGCAGCCTGACCATTCCTGCAGGCAAGGTGGCACCAGAGGCGCCCAATGGGGCACATGATGACAGCGCTATGGCTATGGCGTTAGCTTACCGGTGCCTACGCGATATTCCCTCATCATGGCGCACTCATGCGCTACAATCGGGCAGAACCCGAATAGATGACCTGATTGCACACAGCAGGGCGCGCCGTATCCGTTCTGCCCATCTTCCATTCTGAGGCCTGCATGCTGACACCCACCCAATGCCAAGCCATCTGTGAGCAGCATGACCTCTATTGGGATGGGCGCAGGGATGAGCTGAGAGAACTGCGCAATCTCTACATGACGCGCTTCTTTCAGCAGCAGCAGCCTACCCTTGATGGCATCCTGCGCACTGAAGTCCCCAAGGCCTATGCAGTGGTGGAGTCATACCTGGGCAGCCTGTATGCCAAGAATCCCAGTGTGGAAGTGCAGGCGGATATTCGGGGCAGGGGCAACGCAGAAGTGGCAGAGGCCACAGCCAATACCTACCTGCTGACAGTGCGGGAGCAGCTTGAGGACGCAACGCGCCTGGCACTCATCTACCCCTGCAGCTTCCTCAAGCTGGCACCTGTGCTCAGTGCAGACCCGCTCAAGCGGGTGAGCTGCGCAGCCCTACCCCCTTGGGAAGTAGTAGTCGACGCCACGGCTACGAGCTGGGAGCAGCAGCGCTATGTGGGGCATGTGTACCTCATGCCACTGCTCGAGGCTTGCGAGCGCTACAGCAAGAGCCCCGATGAGTTCCGCCCCAGGAGCTATACCAAGTGGATTGAGACAAGCACGATAGCGGGCAAGGACCAGCTGATGGGCCTGGGTGACCCCACACAAACCCCAGCAGAGGAACAGTGGGTCAGGGTTGTAGAGCTGTATGACCTGCTCAGTGACAACCTGGTTGTGTGGTCCCCTGACTACAGCAACGGGCAAGAGCACCTCTTCGAAGGTGTGACTGTGCAGGTGGGGGCATTGGACCCTGACACAGCAGCAGACACTCAGCGCCCTGATGCAGACCTCGAGCATGAGCGCACTGGAATCCCCTACAAGACGGCCAATGGCAGGCCTGTGGTCCCTATCATCCCGCTGTACTTCTCGCGTGACCCTGACACCCCCCTGCGAGGGTACAGCCTCATCCGTCGCAGTCTCGACCAGTTTCGTGAGTTGAACGTCATGCGCACCTACCAAGCGCAGGGTGTGCGCAGAATGGCGCGTCAATGGCTTGTGCGGGCAGGCTTCCTCAGTGAGGATGGGGCTGCGAAGATTGCGCAGGGGATGGATGGGGAATTCATCGAAGTGGACTTGCAACCAGGCGCAGCGCTCGAGGGCAACATGATGTCTGTGCCTCAGGCGCCCATCCCTGCAGATATCAGCTTGTACTCACAGCTTGTGCAGGCAGACATCAATGATGCAGGCCTGCTTGCCCCATTCACCAGGGGTGAAGTGACAAAGAGCACAGCCACAGAGCAGCAGCTGCTTGCAGCCTACACCTCAAGCGAAGTGGGGCGCATGGCTCGCACACGTGATGCAGTCATCACAGCAGTAGCCCGCACATACAACATCATGCTGTCTGTAGTGCTTGGGGATGACGCTGAGCCACTGAGCCTGCCCAACCCTGTAGGGCCTACCATCCTGAGCGCAGATGACCTGACTGGGGACTTTGGCTACTGGGCTGTAGACGCTGGCACTACACCCATGAGCGACTTGACCAAGCAGCAGGCCCTTGAGCGCCTGAGCCCACTCCTGCTGCAGCTTGGGGCAGACCCGAAGGCTGTGTTGGGTGAGCTGGTCCGCACCTACCAGCTCCCTGAGAGCTTCGCAGAAGTCATCGAACCGGAACCCCTCGAGCAGGCACAGCCTGCCCCGCTGCCTTTTCCCACTGCAGGGGGCATGCCCCCAGAAGGATTGTGACCCATGCCCCTTGTCATCGCCACCAAAGCTCCAGCGGGCATGCCTGCTGACCTGGCTGCCATCGCAGAAGACCAAGACGCGCTCATTGGTGATGAGATGGCTGCACTTGTGCCACCTCCTGAGCGCCCCTACTCAGCCAAGGTGTACAGCGCCCTCACCAAGGCCATTGCCAAAGCGGCACAGGTCATGGGGCTGGACTTGACCCCAGAGGCCTACACTGAGGCTGTGCCAGAGATGGATGCAGACGTTGCACGCTTTCTGGCCATGATGGCAGCAGCTGCGAGCGACTACGGCAAACCGTTCCCCGTGGAACTCGAGGACATCAAGGGAGACAGTGAGCTTACAGCCATCACTGCAGCGCTCACCCAGCTTGCGAGTGACAAAGGCTTTGCTGAGTTCCTTGATGCACCTGTGGAGGGTGAAGAGGTCACAGAAGAGGTGGAAGAGCTGCCAGATGGGGAAGTCATCGAAGAGGAAGAGGAAGACTTTGACTTCGCTAAGCGCATGCGCAGGCGGTAGTCATGGCGTTCACCTCCTTTAGGGCGCGTCTTGCGCAGCTCTTTGGGTTTGGGCAGCGCCCCAAGTCTGTGCTGCCCAAGACCCGAGCGCAGGCCTACTACCGCTCTTATGAGGGTGGTGTGATGGGGAACCTCACCCAGGCCATTGAGCGCAAACAGCCTGTCACGTTTTTCTATAAGGACAAGTGGCAGCCAGAAGGGACACCAGGCGCCCTGGGGCAGCGTGTGGGCAATCCCCATGCCATTTGGAAGCGAGGGAACGCCACCTATCTGCACTTGTACGTCGACCCTCAGTCAGCCACAGCCACAGGGGGCCTGCCAGGTTGGCGTACCTTCCTTGTCAATCGTATCCAAGGGGTGAGTGTGTTGGAGCTGGGCACCACCTTCCTTGGAAAGCCCGTCAAGTTTGTCACTGCGCCTGGGTGGAACCCCAGATGGTACAGGCAGGTGGGTCAACCCATCAAGCTCCTGAAGTAAGAGAGGACACATGAGCCATGAAAGTGTTGCAGAGCAAGTGCTTGCAGAAGTGCAGGCGCAGACTCCAGATGAGCAGGCAGCAGTGCCTGACCTGCCCGAGGATGCGAGTGGGGCAGCAGACTTTGAGGCTGCAGACGTGGAGATTGAGGAAGCAGCGGAGGATGGGGCAGAGCCCAAGCGCAGAGGACTGAGTTGGGAGCAGGCGATTAAGTCTGTGCCTCCTGACATTGCAAAGCTCATGCGCAACATGCAGGCAGACTACACACGCAAGACGCAGGAGCTGAGCGAACAGCGCAAGACGTTCATGGCAGAACGTGAGGCCTTGATGAAAGGCAAGCAGGCGCTCAGCACTGAGGGTGACCTGCCCGAATATGACCCCTTCGATGAGGCCACCATCCAGGCCCGCATTGAACGGGAAGTCAATAAGCGCCTGCAGATGGTGCTTGAGCCTATGCAGGCCGAATATGAGCAGCAGGTGGCACAGGACAGCTACAAGACCTTCCTCAATGAGCACCCTGACTTTGAGACAGACACAGGCCTGCGCTCAGAGGTGCAGCACCTGCTTGAGAGCAATGAGAGCCTCGACTTGGAAACAGCCTACTGGGCAGCTCGAGGGAAGCGAGCCAAGCAGGAGGCAGCCAAGGCCTCACAGGAGCGAGCAGCCAAACGGGCAGCAGCCAAGCAAGCAGCGCTCACAGCTACGGGCACCCCTCGCAGGGCAGGCACCCAGGGCAGACCCTCGAGGGGAGACCTCAAGCGTGCAAGTGCTGCAGATATTCTGGCAATGGCGCAGGCTATGCACAGGCGCTAACCTGTGTTAGCGTAGCCAAAAGTGAGGCCACCCCGCTGTGGAGCCTTGCGAGCAACAGCACTGCAATAGCAGCACGCTTTTACCGCAAGAACATCCAACCACAGTGGAGGGCCTACGACGATGGCACCCCAGTCAGTAATTAGCACCACGCTGCAGCTGTTGCGTGACAAGCTCATCGACAACAGCTTCCTTTCCCATCCTTTGTTCCGCGCAATCGAGCAAGCAGGCAACCTGGTCAAGGTATCTGGCGGCCTGCGGGTGGAACAGCCTGTCATTTTCGGTGAGCACTCGAGCATCACCGAGCTGAGCAACGGCTTTGAGCCTGTCAGCATGGCAGTCACTGACCCGTTCAATACTGCCAAGTACGAATACAGCAACTTCACCCAGCCCATTATCCTGAGCGCTGTGGAAAAGGCTGCCAACAAGGGTGACCTTGCTGTGGTCAACATCCTTGAATCCAAGATGAAGAATGTCATGCTTGGGCTCAAGAAGGAAGTCAGCAAGCAGGTGATGGTGGGCAACTCCACCAAGCTCACCACGCTGCAG